CCCGTGGTGGCCATTACTGACCACCAATCCCGACCCTTTACCAGGGCCGGGCCCACCTCGTTCTGATGCTGACGTCACGAGGACGTCCGGCACGCTGCAAGTGCTCCTTGTCGTCGAAAGGATCATCCTTTCGCTTCAAGAAGAACTTCATCAGAGCACCATAGTCATCCAAGTTTGAACTTGGTGACTTGGCACTCTCTACAACACCCCTGACAAGGGGGTAATGTAGAGCATCGTCAAACCGGTACTCCTGTGAAGGAAGTACATCGACATGACGACCTAGAAGTGCTGATGTTTCTAGAACGTATGGAAACGGTATCAACCGTTCAATCCATTCGTCTAGGAAGCTCACAGTCTCCTCGTAACCAAGCTTACTCAGCTGGTTGCGAGTACTCACTGTGGCCGTCAGCAGGTCAGCGTGACGCCGTGATTCTGGAAGAAGATTACGTACACGCGCTACTGATACATCGTAGCCGTCGTAGTAATCCTTCCCGCAAGACTCTCTGAACTTCCCAGTCCAGAAAGACTTGTTGGAGTTGATTAGAAACCCAAAGGTTTCTAACTCCCTGATCACGGAATACACGTATTCTACGGGGACGATGATATCGTCACCGTAGACACGCACCTTACCGTAGAATGACTTAACGTCACTACGGGACAGGTGTTGCCCTCGCTCTCTTTCTATTCCCATGAAGACGATCGTCGCGAAGACGAGAGCCTCCATTGGAAAGCAGAGAGCGGAACCCATGGACGCGAACTTGGATAGAGGGATGTCTCCATATCCAAGGACATGAGCCTTCCGACTTCTGGTAGCGTCTACAGCCTCGCGAAACGCGCGGTGAGGAGCTAGAAGGAGTCGTACATGTTCATTCGAGACACGGTCCGAAGCCTCACTGAGATCCAGTGTGGCGAGAGTTCCAGAGATGGAGCCCTCGCGCGCGAGCCATTGGTTTGGCTCTTGCGATTTCGAACTGACGAAGTGGTGCACGTTGTCAAAGCGCGCCACCTCCTCCATCATCACCGAGAGAATCCCTTGTTGCATGTATTGCATACAAGTGGGTTCAATGGCGATGATTCGTGGTGTCTTGAGCGTCTTGGGGACGGAGATAACTTTTACAGCTATCTCATCCCCAGGTTCCAGGATAGTCACACCGTCCGTCCTCTCAAGGAAGGACTCAGATGGAATGAGGTTTTCCCAATGAGGGAAAACTTCATCCAACCGACGGGTCCACAACCTGACATTATACTTCGCGTTGCCGCGAAGCTTGTCAGCAGTGGCACCAGGTCCGTGCTTCGGAAGGACTCCATCGTTGTAGATTCGAGAATCTACCGCGCTGAAGTAATCCGCCCAGAGCAAACGGCTGACCCGAACGAAGTCCTCGAGACGATAAAGTTCCGAGGCCTTGAGTCGTAGGTCAGACTGGTGTACGTCCCGGTCTGTCTTGATGTACTGAACCATCGCTGCCTTGACACGGTCCTCTGTGCAAGGCAGTTCGATCTTTCCAAACATCAGCGTTAGCTGACGAACGGACCTGATCGAAGTGATGGAAGGTTCATCAAGTAGGCAACCCGAGTCGCGGTCGAACACAAGACTGAGGAAACCCTGTAGGAAAACAGGGAGACCACCTCGCCTCTGGAAACCAGAGAACGAGTTAGAGTCGACGAAGCCTTGGTCCAGACATCTTTCGAAGTCTGAACCAAACTTCGGCAGGGTTATCGTGAGAAACGAGAACCCCTCGTGTTCAACGCGCCGCAAGATCGTTTTAAGATCTTGCGTGGTGCTAGTGCAGCATCTCCTACTCAGTTCCCCGAGTAGGACTTGCAGGAGCTCGATCAGGCTTTTCACAGGTGCCTCCACTTAAGGTGGGGTCAGATGTCCTGAGCCATGATCGTAGTGCCGCCAAGAGAACTTCGAGTAGCAGAATTGCCACTCGCATGTTTAGTTCTCTCCACCCAGAAGCTGGGTGACCTTGGAACCAGACGACGCCGTCAGATACGCAATAAGCGCATCAGCGACGTACTTCTCTTCCGTTACGGTGTAGCCGTTGACAGGGACGTCCACCACGAGCGTAACGCTCATGGAACTACGGACGTTCTGCGACGGCACAAGCGCATCGGCAGAGATCTTCGACTGGGTCAGTCGGATCGCGCGACGAGTCCTCTTCCCGTATTGATGGGAAACAGAGAGCTCGACGAGGCCATCGCTGGAGCGGAACGCTCCAGCGTTGATCCCGGCACTAGTTCGCGGAAGCGAATTAGCGATCGCGTTGATTGTGACCGACTGAGGGTCTGCGTACGACATGGCAAGCATCCTGACTTGTGGGTTCCACTGACCGCAAGACGCGATCAGCGTGGTAGCTGAGTGCTACCCGTTGATGAACTCTACGCAAGGATTAGCGTAGAGCGTTGGGGCTCCGGGTTAACCCCAGAGCACCCAGGATGGCCCATCTCCTAGGCGAGAAACTCCCAGGGTCAAAGCCAAACCCGTAGGGCGTGGACCTGTGGCGCATCTTGCGATGATAAGTCGCAGTTGTCCACACGGTGTTGGGACCTTCCTCGTAAGGGGTAAGTCCCAAAGTACGGGTACGTGTTGTACGTGTTTCGTGCATCACGTAACCATACTTCACCACGAGGCTGTCGTTGGCAAGCGCATTGACGTTGGAAACAAAAGATCCAGCGTCCGCAAACCAATCGACTAGCCAGGACCATGGAGTGAGTTGCCAGGCGACATTCGGATCAAACCGAGTGCCGAGCGCCTTGTTTGCAAGGGCTTCGTACCTGTCAAGTTTTGCAAGGAAGTCCATCCCTTGCGCAACATGATATGTGTACGCACCTGAGAACGACACACGCTGATAGATTTCATCGTCAACGTGTGTTACTCCATACGGGGGTACAAAGAAGTAGCTGGAAACTTCGTCGCCATACCTGCGAGCCATCACAGGTGTGCCGCCGTAAGTACCAACTGCTATCGATGTATCCTCTAGAAGCACGGCCTTCCTCCTGACCAGACGGTCGGAGTCCCGGATGTATTGACGGGCGGTTTTTGCCGCTCGCAACACACCCTGGGCAGTCTTCTCCAAGTCACTGATAAGTGGCTTGATTCCAAACTGCACGTTGAGGTGCTCGGATCCAACGCTATGTTGGAGTCCGCGTACACCACCGCGTAGAGCTTGGAGTCCGACGATCTTAGGAAGTCCTTCCCTAAGTTCGCCGAAGAAAGCTGCAACGCCTGCTTCTGGCTCTGTCGGAATCGTCATACTGATGAGCTTGGCACCATCTGCATTAATTTCTGCAGATGAAGGTGTGCCTGGGTCACAGTACAACGAGTGCGTGTAATAGAAGTCGGGAATTACCCAACCTCTATATTCATGCACCTGAGAACCGTACATGAGTCGTTTACAATGTGCCTGTTCCAGGCCTATCGTATACGACCAGCGTTCGGTCGAGAACTCGTGTCCAGTATCGTACCCAAGGGTACGATTCTCTTCACGAAGTTCTCTCATGAAGTCAAGTCGACTTCCTGACTCACTGACAAAGCTATCTCTCGACTCGTCGATCGCATTCCGGTTTATACTCCGGTATGAGGTCGTTACTTGCGAGCCGGGAGAATGTGACTGCTGTGTCGTCGGAACCTTATCGCCACCAATCCAGTGCTGAGCACTAGGAGTTCGTGGCGGGAACGTTCGACTCGACGTCACAGTAGGCACAACGGTCCCCTTTCGGGTAGTGAAATCCTGAACCTATACCGGTTGGTATAGGGGCAGGATCCGGC